GGAGATGGCACTCATTCCGGAAGACTTCAAGACCAGCATTCTGGGTGAGGTTTCCACTGGTGGTAAGTTGTTCGAGCTGGATGATGTCAGTGTCGTCAACTTCGCTCTGGGATTCCAGATCGATGGGGACACGAAAGATAATCTGTTCTGGTTCTATAACTGTTCCGCTTCCAGACCGACTGTCGCAGGGCAGACGAAGGAAGAGAGCATCGAGGTCAATACTGAAACGCTGAACATCAGCAACAGTCCTGATCCGAGAATCACTGTGAACGGCAAACATCCTACCAAAGTCCGCAACAGCGATGCAAGCACAACAACAGCCGGAGCATGGTTCTCTGCTGTTATCACTTCTTAATCAAACGGAAAAGGCTGGGTGTAATGCCCAGCCTTTTTTGGAATATGGAGGCATACATGATCGAAAAAACATTATTAGTTGATGGAAATGAGATCCCATTCCGCACTTCGGCAGCATTGCCGAGGCTTTATCGGCAGTATTTTGGCTCTGATGTGTTCATTGACCTGAACAACATCCAGACGAAGGTCGGGAAAAACAAAAAAACCGAGCTTCCGGCAAGCACATTGTCCATAATCGAAAATCTGGCGTTCTGCATGGCAAAGCATGCGGATCCATCGATCACGGACGATGTGAATGAGTGGCTCGGACAGTTTTCGACCACGGCGATCTACATGGTCGCCCAGGATATCTTGCTGATGTGGAATGAGGAGCAGAAAACATCATCCATACCAAAAAACCAGGCGCGCCGATAGACCGCGATTTTAACACGGCACTTTTTTATTTGAGAGCCGTGCAGTTGGGGCTATCTATCGGCGATCTTGACCAGTTATCGATCGGCATGGTTATGGATATGCTGATTGAGAGACAAAATGACAGTTATGATTATCCACGGCTTGCTACGCAGGCCGATATTGATAGGTTATAAGCATGGCAGGGACAAAAGTTCGAGGAATCACAATTGAATTAAGCGCAGACGCTTCCGGCGTAAACAGTGCGCTGAAGGATGTCAATTCGACATTACGGCAGACACAGTCCGACCTGAAGGACATCGAGAAGCTCCTGAAGCTGGATCCAGGCAACACAGAGCTGCTCGAACAGAAGCAGAACGCACTGCAGAAGGCACTGGACGGCACAAAGGATAAGCTGGATATCTTAAAGCAGGCTCAAGAGGATCTGTCAAAGCAGATGGTCGATGGCGGGACGGAAGAACAGCAGCGTCAGATGGAGGCACTTCAGCGGGAGATCATCTCCACAGAGGCTGACATGCGGAAGTATGAAGGCCAGCTGGAAGAAGTCAACAAAGAAACTGACACAAATGCTGAAAAGACGCAGAAGTCCGATGACAGCCTGAAGAAGCTCTCTGACACGGCGAAAAAGGTCGGCGCAGCATTTGCTGCGGTCACGGCTGCGATGGCAGGGATTGGCAAGATCCTGGGCGACCTGATCGCAGACACGGCTGAATACGGCGATGAAGTTGACAAGATGAGCCAGAAGCTCGGTCTTTCGACTGATGCTTACCAGGAATGGGATTATGTCATGAAGTTGGCGGGGACAGAAATGTCCAGCATGTCAACCGGACTGAAAACACTGACCAATAAACTGGATGACGCGAAGAACGGAAACGCAGCAGCGATCGCCATGTTTGAACAGCTCGGTCTTTCTATGGAAGATCTCGCAAACATGTCCAGAGAGGAAGTCTTTGAGAATGTCATCTACGGATTCCAGGGCATGGCAGAATCTACAGAGCGTGCTGCTTTGGCTAATGATCTCTTTGGTAAATCTGGTCAGGAATTGGCTCCGCTCTTCAACCAGACGGAAGAAGAAACAAAGGCACAGATAGAAGCTGCTAAAAAATATGGCATGGTCATGTCAAAGGATGCTGTCGAGGCATCCGCAAAATTTGAAGATTCGCTCACCACACTGACCGGAACGCTGAACGGAGTCAAATATAATCTGATTTCTGGATTCCTTCCAAGTGTGACCACTGTGATGGATGGACTGACAGAAATCCTTGCAGGGAACACAGAAGAAGGCCTTGCCATCATCCAGGAAGGCATGCAGGGGCTGATCCAGAACATCAACCAGCTGTTGCCTACCTTTATTGAGTTAGGCGGTCAGGTCATCATCGATTTATTAACCGGAATCGTGCAGAATCTTCCAGACCTGGTTCCGGCGATGGTCAATGTGGTGCTGAAGCTGGTGGACACATTGATAGACAATCTGCCGACCATCATCGAGGCAGCCATGGAGATCATCATCGCAATCATCAAAGGCATCGCCGAAGCACTTCCGGATCTGATTCCGAAAATCGTGGATGTGGTGCTGACCATTGTGGACACGCTGATTGATAACATTGACCTTCTGATCGAGGCAGCGATTCAGCTTATGATTGCACTGGCAATCGGCCTTGTAAAAGCGATCCCTGAAATCGTGCAGAAGATTCCAGAGATCATTTCCAGTATCTTTCAGGCATTGCTCGATGGCGTGGTTGAAATGGCAAAGGCAGGCTGGGAATTGATCAAAGGACTCTGGGAAGGCATTAAAAGCGGTGCCATCTGGTTATGGGAAAAGATTACTGGATGGCTGAACAGCCTCTGGGATGGAATCAAAGAGTTCTTCCAGATTGCTTCGCCATCGAAAAAAATGGCATGGCTCGGCGAAATGCTCGCAGAAGGCCTTGCTGATGGAATTGATGACAATGCCGATGATGCAGTGAAAGCTGCGACAAACATGGCAGAAGGCATCCTGGGTGCAGTTCAGGCTGTGGATGGCGCAACAGTCGGCATCAATGCAGCTGTGAACGGAGTGGACGGAAGCGCGGGATCGGGAACATCCGGAACATCCGATGCCGTTGCAAATAATACAACAAACAACGATGTGACAATCAATGTGTATGGAGCTGAAGGCCAGAATGTCAATGTCTTGGCTGATGAGGTCATCGACAGACTCCAGAGGACAATAATCAGATCGGAGGCAGTCTATGCGTAGTACATTTTCATTTAATGGGCATTCGTCGGATGAATTTGGCATTTATATCGTAAAAAAACCGAACATCGATCGTTCGGCAAGAAAATTCCGGTCGGCATCTGTGGATGGCAGAAACGGAAACATCTATCAGCTCCAGGATGCGTGGAACGAAGTCATCGTATCGTATGATATCTATGCCGGAGGAATGGAAGATGAGCAAGTGATCACAGATTTCACTGATATTATGGAGTGGCTCAATTCTGCGGATGATTATGCCGTGCTGACTGACTCCTACGACACAGCGCATTATAGGCTCGCTGTTTATGTGGATTCTGCCACGATCGAGCAGGCCTGGTACTCGCTGGGAAAAACTACGATAAGCTTCCGGTGCCGTCCGCAGAGATATCTGTCCACTGGTGCAAACATCATGCAGAATCCGACCGCAGGGACATATTCGGATAACGGCATCACAGCTGTGGTCAATTCCAGAGGGATCGTCACTGTTTCTGGAACAGCAACAGCAGATGCAAATGTGATTATTCCGCTGGATAAACCATTCACTATTACACAGTCAATGATAGATGATGGTTTGAAGGCATACCTAAAAAGCTCCAAAATAAACGGAACGCTTCACATTCGAGATAGTAATAATAATTCTTTGGTGGGAATGGGTTTGGAGACTACGCACAGTTGGACATTTCCTGCCAATTCAGTTGGAAAGACAATTAGCAGCCTTCGGATTTATACACTAAATACTTATACATTAGACGGAACATTTTCACTTGAAATAAGGACAGACTCCAGCACAATCACTGTGGCAGATGGCGACACGATTATTAATCCAACGAACCACACGGCAGAACCGATTATCACGCTGACCGAATCTGGCCCGAGAAGCCGACTTAATCTGGAAAAATCTTATTCTTCGATGAACATATCTGATGATAGGTTTTATGGGAATCTCATTACATATATGGGGTTCATCAATTTAGGCACATCGGCCAGAAATCAGATCAATGTCACACTTTGTACGGATGCCTATGCAACCGGAAAAGGCGCATCGATCACGACACACAGCAATTCAACCGGAACACTCACATTCACGCCTGCTCCTGGTGCAAATGATCCATACGGAGTCGGCACTGCATTGAAGCTTACGCCGAATAATGATTACACGATTTCATGCACTGTTACTTCCGGTGACAGCAAGATTTATGTCGGTTTTTATTCAAATAGCAGCGGTTTTATTGAGAGTGTTGCGGAAAAGACCACGGATCAGGCAGGCGACCTGGTTTTGACTTTTCACACGCCGGAAGACTGCGAGAATGTTTTGATCATCTTTTTCCGTCCTGGAAGAACGGCAGGCACATTCTCCAGCATTATGCTGACAGCCGGAACATCGGCAAGAACATTTGATGCTTACAGTTCTCTGGATCCGGAAACGATCACATTCGCACTCAATAACACGACATTGAGTATGCAGACATATGGCTTCGATGAGGCGGTCATTGACTGTGAACGCGAGAATTTCAGTGTGGACGGAGTGGATAGCAATGCAGGCACCAGCGTGTTGGATCAGTACGGCAATGTGTCTATCGATTATCTGCAATTAAACAAAGGCGAAAATCCGGTGACATTTACCGGAAGCATTGTGTCTGTTTCAATGGAAACACGCATGTGGGAGTTGTAGGAGGTGAGCGCAGATGTTTCCTACTATTCATAATTTTGCTGCGGATGATCTTACCACGCAGGGATATGGCGCACTCTCTGACTGTATCTCTTGTGAAGTGACAGAGGAGCTGAACGGCGAATTTACTCTGGAGATGACATATCCTCTGAACGGCCTGCATGCGGAGTTTCTCATGACTGACAACATCCTGATTGCAAAACCGAGTCACAACCAGTCGCCACAGCCGTTCCGAATCAACCAGGTCAAACAGTCATTCGCCAATAATATCAAAGTCTATGCGAATCATATCTGCTATGACATGAGCGGATATATCGTCCGCAATTCTTATTCATATAATTCGCTTGCTGACACGATAGACGCACTGAACAATTATTCCTTGGCATTGGATCATTACCATCAGTTCTATTTTGACACGGATAAGACGAGTAATGCGTCTTTTTCCCAGGAAGGCATCACCACAGTCCGCGCATGGATGGGCGGGAAGAAGGGTTCTGTTCTGGATGTTTATGGCGGTGAATGGATCTATGATGGTTTCAACTGCTTTTTAGCTTCCCGCAGAGGCCAGGACACTGGTTATCGCATCAGCTATGGCAAAAACCTTGCAGAATATGAAAAGCAGAAAGATCTGAAAGAATACAGTCATGTGTGCGCATACTGGAAGAAAGAAGAGATCTCTGTCGCATCGGACATCTATGCGACCGGAATAAACTGCGCACTTCGCATCGGTTATGTGGATGCAACAGATGACTTTGAAGACCAGCCGTCCGTTGCAGACCTAAACACGATCGCGCAGACTTATGCGCAGAAAGCATCAGCTGGCGGTTCGACCATCACGATCACTCCGTCGCAGATCGGAAACAACATCATCGGACTCGGTGACAGTGTCCTTATCTGCTATGAAACAGTTTTGAAGACGCGAGTTATTAAGACTGTATGGGATGTCATTGCAGGCGTATATAAAAGCATCCAGCTCGGCACAAAAAAGACAAATATCACAGACACGATCAAATCGCTGACAACTGGGCCGAATGGCGAAAGCAGCGGTGTGACTCCGGATGATTACATCATCGAGCAGGGAACGACAAGTAATGGCGCATGGCACTGGGAAAAATGGGCAAGCGGAAAAGCAATCGCTTATACGCCAAAGCCTTTTGACATGGGCGAACAAGCAACGACTTCTTCTTATGGTAATGGATATTTTATCGCCAAAAATGGATATACATTTCCAGTCGGACTGTTTTATGCAGCTCCGTCACTGATCCTGAATGTCCATGCGACAACCGGACTGCTGACTGCTAACGCATATAATGTGACAGCTTCCGGATATGACTTTTATCTTGGGAATATGCGAAATGAAACTGTGCAAAATGCAAAATTAAACGCATACGCAATGGGACGCTGGAAAGCATAGGAGGTAAATCATGAAAGACTGGGTAATAAGAGCACTTAAAACTTTTGTGCAGGCGACTGTGGCCTATTTCGTGGCGAATATCGCCATGATCGGGAACCATGTTGTCAACTGGGATTTCGCTGACTGGAAGGGATGGCTTCTGCCGATCATAGTCGGAGCCGGAAGCGCAGGCATCTCCGCAGTCTGGAACATCATACTAGAGAAATTAAACGAAAAGAAGATCACAGAGGAAAAATAAATGACACTTGATATTATTTCTTGCATTCTTGGCGGTGGCGCACTGATCACTCTTATCACGTTCCTGATCAAGAGGAGCGATGAAAAAAAAGAGAAGAAGGATGAAGTTCTGGCAG